TCCATCTGATCCTGCACGGATTTCAGCTGCGTCAGCTTGTCCTTCGTTTCGGAGATGGCGGTCTTTAAGAGCTGCTGTTTCTGCTGAAGGAGCGTTGTATTCGTAGGATCAAGCTTCAGTAATTTATTGACGTCCTTCAGCTGTGTCTGCGTGGACTTTATCTCTTTGTTTACGCCGGACAGGGCTTTCGAGAGGCCGGTCGTATCGCCGCCGATCTCGACTGTTATGCCCTTAATTCTGTCAGCCATGCGTCCTGCCTCCCTTCGTTAAAATCTGTCCATCTGCTCCTGGGTAGCGACCTGCGCGTAGTCCCAGTCATCATTTGACATTTCCGCATACATATCGTTCACCGTCCCGATGGTGAGCAGATCGAGTTCCGAGATGGAAAGCCCGATCTGCACACACCGGAGCAGGAACAGCGGCGTTGTCATCTCCCTTTCCGTGGCGGGACGTTTTTTTTAGACTCGACCTGCTGCTGCGTGTTGATGCCCCACAGTTCGATGATCTGCGGCAGCACCTCGTAGATGGAAAAGGTGTTGAAGCCGTCCAGCCACTCTTCGGGAGAGTCAGGAACGGCGGAGTCGGCGTGCCTCGCCATGAGCCACGCGATGTTCTCGAAAAGTTCCAAAGAAAAAGTGTCGAGGTTGGATTCCCCGGCACTGTTCTCATCGATCCCTTTCTGAAGTTCGTTCAGGTCACGGTAAATGTCCCTGTGGAACTTGTTTCTGTAAAGCCGCGGGATGGCGGCAGACGCACGGAAAGTCACGTCCTTGCCGTCAACGGCGATTGTTTTTGTTACTGCCATGATTTAAGCCCTCCTTACTCGCCGCTGCTTTCGGTCGAAATCTCATATACCGAGTTGTACCATGCGTCATAGACAGCCGCCGTGGTGTTCGTCCCGGTCTTGACCTTCACCAGTCCGCTCGGCAGAGGGGAAACAGTCAGCGAGAGTGTTTCTGTCTGCACCTCGGTAGAATCCTCGCGGGTATTGCCGGATACGGAAGGACGGCTCGCCGAGCAGTAATACATACAGTGGCGGATCTTCCTCTGGTCACCCGTAAACTCGAAAAGCAGTGCAAAATGCTCCGGCTCCACGTCCTTGTTCTCATAGAGAACGCCGTTGCTGTCCTCGGTCTCGTGCATGATGTCCGTAAGGAAACTCTCCGGGATAAGCGCAAGTTCCAGATCGCCGGAATAGCCGTTGTTGTCCGATACCATGTAGTACACGGAATCATCGGCGTAGAACGGCTCGTTTTCACCCTCCGCGTCAAGCGAAAGGGATACTGCGCCAGGCATAGCCACGGGCGTGCCGAATGTGGCGGTACCGTCATCCGCAAGCGTGACCAGTGCGTAATGGCAGTTCTTCAGACCGAACTTGACTTTGTTCTTTTTCGTTGCCATAGTCAGTTACCTCCTAAAATTTCTGTTTGATAAAGCACTTCATACATCTTTTCCGATTCGATCCAGTACTCCGACTTCTCATAAGGGATCTCGTAGGAGTCCAGGATGTCCTCGATTGTTTCTTCCGTTTCCGGCGACTTTTCGTCCGTGTACAGTTCGATGTTCAGCTGGTTGATCTTCTGCCACACCTTGTTGTCGGCGAACATATTGTCCGTCCCCGGAAATAGGAAGATTAAAAAAGGCGGATCGGGACTTTCGCCCTCCGCAAAATGGTCATACGCAAGAGGAAGGTTTGCCTCCTCCAGCATGGTTACGATTTCTTCGTGTGTCATAGGCATCACCCTTTCAGCTTCTGCTCGATGGTCTTTACCAGCTTTTCGTTTCCTGCCTGTTCAGCGGGAGCGATATGCGGTCTTGCCGCGACCCTTCCTCCGCCTCGCTTGGCGTGGCCATGTTCCAGAAGGTGCGCTATCTGATAGCGGTTTTTGGAATGCACCACCAGGTCGATGGTTTCCGAGGATTCCTTCACAGTCTTTACCGACCACGATTTTTTATATTTCCCCGTGCGTGACGGAGCGGACGCCTGGATGTCCTTGCGTACCGACTGCGCCGTCTCTTTCACGGCGGCTTTCAGTTCATCGGCGGCAAGATCGGAGTACTTCGTCAGTTCCTCCATGATGGCGTCCGCCATGCCGTCCACGGATACCCGGCGGCTCATGACTGTCCCTCCAGTTCGCAGGAAAACTTGATGCTGTTATGCTTGAAGCCCATCGGATTCACATAAATGATGTTATAGGTCTTACCCTCGCAGACGATCCTGTATTTCGTGGATTCCACGGCGGCAAGTTCGGAACACCACCTGCAGGTAAAGGAAAGAGACTCTTCGGAACGGATAACAACGCCCGTGCTTTCAGAGCCGCTCCCCGTCCCGCTTACCGCATTGTTGGAGCCTGCGGTCGCCCAGCAGGAGAAATAATCCGCCCAGCCGGTTTTGTGGTTTCCGTATTTGTCGACGATGGCCGTATTTTTCTGGAAAGTGACGCGCACCCGCATGGCTGCTATATTCATCAGAATTCCTCCTCCCGTATACCGAAAAGAAGGGAGCGGAGCGTCAGGTTCAGCGCGCTGTGGTCTGCCTCCTCACGATGCTCATAGAGATATGCGACCGTAAAAAGGATGGCTATCCGCACACGGGCAAGGGTATCTTCATCGGCGGCATCCCAGTCATCATCCGAGAGCCGCGACATATCCTGTACCAGCTTTTCCGCCGTAGATATAAAATTCGTGATAAGGTCATCCTCATCGGAATAGTCCACACGAAGATAGGTCTTTGCCTCATCAAGCGTGATAATTGCCATAGTCTCACTCCCTTCTCGTCCTCGCAAGTTCCGTATCGTTCGTTTTCGTGCAAACACGAAAGCTCACTCACTTCACTGCTCGTCCTCTCCCCAACAAGCCTTACGGCTTGCCGGGAACCCCATTGTGCCGCCCGCAGGATCGCTCCCACGGACGGCTCGGTTGCCCGGTTATTATTCGTCCGCTGCCATAAGTCCGGAAGTCTTCAGCTTTGCCAGCAGACCATTGAAGTCCTCTTTCAGAGCAGCCACAGTCGTTGCCTCGCTGTCTGCCTGGTTTTCCGCAGGAGTGGAAAGGAGCCCCTCCACAGAGGCTCCTTCCTCGATGATCAGCGTTCCTCCGATGTGTGTGATGTCACCGCCCTGTTCGGTATAATTCTTTGCGTTATACTCGCTCATAGCCTTGTCCTCCTTACGCTTTCATCTGCAGGAGCTGGATGCCCTCGGCGAGGATGACCTTGCCGTCCACACGCTCAGTGGCCACATAACCGATCTGACCGTTGGTAGCATAAAGCTCGTTCAGGCGCTGAACCGTTCTGCCCGCACGGTCGCCGATCCAGTAGTTCTGGAAATCACCGAATGCAACGGTATACGCACCCGCCGCCATAGTAGGCGCATACGGAGAGGTATAGAGGTCATAGCCGAGCAGCTTGTCAGGCTCTCCCGCCTGGAGGGAAGGCTGCCACAGATACACGCCGTTGCCGTCCTTCAGCTTGCGGATGGCGGAGATGGTCGCATCGTTCATGAGGAACTTTGCGTTCCTGCGATACGGAGCCTTGAGCGCGTATACGAGGTTGATAAGCTCATCCGCTGTGATGGCATTGTTTGCCGCAGCGGTCACGCCGACCGCGCCGCCATTGGCGGTAAAGATGCCCGTAGGACGCCCCGTGCCGTTGCCCACGCAGAACGCCTCTTCCTCGGCAGCACCGAACGCTCTGGCGAACTCATTGGCAATATACTCCTCCAGCGGAAACGCCGCATCCTGCAGAAGTTCCACACTGATGCGGATAAGGTCGGTGAGCTTGTAGGCGTCGATCTCCTTCTGACCGAAGGTGGGATTGCTCTCGGTGAAAGCCGCATTCTCAGCAGTCCAGTTAGCTACCGAATGGCCAACGGAAATCGGGATCTTCCTGTCATTCTGAGTCGTGATGACCTTGGCAATGGAACGAACCACGTTTACTGCGTCAAGCCCGGTCACGATGTCGCGCTCGAACTCCTCCGGCACAAGGTAGCCGCCGTCCGCGTCGGTGCTTTCGGAAAGCACGTTGTGGATGGGAGCCTTGCCGCGAAGGTGTCTGCCGAAGTCCTCCTTATAGGCATTGGACGCGCGACCCTTCTGCATCTCGGCATTCGGCTTTTCGGGAGTCTCCTTGATGGGAGTGCCCACAGGCTTGTTCAGTTCCGCTTCCATAGCGTCCCTGCGCTCCATGCGGCGGATCTCGTTGGACAGGTCGTTCAGATCCTGTTCCATAGCGGAATAGGTGGCGTCATCCTCTGCGGACAGGACGCCCTTGTCGTTTCTGTGGGTATCGAGGAAACCCTCCATCGTGTTCCACAGCTTTGCTCTCTTCTCACGCATTTCGATAATAGTCATGATGATTTACCTCCGTTAAATAAAGTTTTTGATCGTGTTGAGGCGGGCTTTCAGTTCATCGACCGAGCGTCCCGCCGGTGTGTCTGTCTGCGCATCTGCCGGGATATCGGCTTTTTGCACAGGCTTTGCCTTGGCAGTGATTTTGTTCATCAGTGCCGCCTGTACGGTCTTCCTTGAAAACGCATAGGCGGGTACGGCAATGTCAGCGGCCTTCTCATCTTCAAGAATGCCGTCCGCAAAGCCCAACTCCACAGCCTTGTTTGCGTTCATCCAGGTTTCCGCATCCATAAGGTGCGACAGCTTCGCCCTCGAAAGACTGGTCTTGATCTCATAGGCATTGATAATGCTCTCCTTGACCTCGTCCAGCATCTCGATGGCTTTCTGCATGTCTTCATGGTCGCCCATAGCGATGGTCGCAGGATTGTGGATCATTATCAGCGCCGTGGGAGCCATCAGCACCTCGGTTCCCGCCATTGCGATGACGGAAGCCGCAGATGCCGCGATGCCGTCGATCTTGACGGTCACGTCATCCCTGTAATCCATCAGCATGGTGTATATCTGGCTTGCCGCAATGCAGTCTCCGCCGGGCGAGTTGATCCACACTGTCACGGGACCGCTCCCGGCAAACAGCTCCTCACGGAACTGCGCGGGCGTGATATCGTCATCGAACCAGCTCTCCTCGGCGATCGTGCCGTACAGTTCAAGCACCCTTGCCTCGGTTCCGCCGTCGTCCGCCTGGTTCTTCCACGCCCAGAACTTCTTCGTCTGACTCATTGGCTTCTTCCTCCTTCCCTTGGTCAGTAGTTGTATCTGCAAAAGCACCCGCCCTGTTAAGCGGGAGCATGTTGCCGTTTACGAGGTAGAGATCGCCGCCGTCTTCCGCAGGGATGCGGTCAAGATTCTCAAGCTCCCGGATGTCGTTTGCGCTCATCCAGCCGTTCTGCCTTGCCGTGGCATACCCGCTCATGCGGCTCTGGTAATCTCCACGGAGCAGCCCTTCCACGTTGAACTTCACGAAGTATGTTTTCTTCTCCTCCGGCGTCAGGAGCGTCCGCTGTATGGACTGTTCCCATCTGACCACCCAGGGATCGAGCGTGTACTTCACAAACTCAAGGGACTGCTGCTCTATATTGGAAAAACTCGACTTCTCAAGGTCTCCCACCATGTGCGGAGGCACTCTGAAAATCCGGGCTATTTCATTGATCTGGAACTTTCTCGTTTCCAGAAACTGCGCCTGTTCCGGCGAGATGGAGATAGGCGTGTACTTAAGCCCCTCCTCCAGAACGGCGATCTTGTTGCTGTTTGCCGACCCTCCAAACTGGCTCATCCATGACTCGCGCACCCTCTGCGGGTCCTTGATCGTTCCGGGATGCTCCAGCACACCGCTCGGCGCCGCGCCGTTTGCGAAGAACTTGCTGCCGTATTCCTCGGTTGCAATCGCAAGCCCGATGGCGTTCTTTGCCATCGCGATCGGCGAGTATCCCACCAGACCGTCAAAGCCGAGTCCGGGGATATGCAGCACATCGGAAGGATGGAGCGTCACCGTATAGGTGTTGTCCTTCGGCAGCTCTTCCTGGGATTTCTGATAGGTGTAATAAAGCTGTCCTGTCTCATCCCTGCTGACGGTCATCTTGTTCGGCATCAGCGGATACAGCGCCACGACCTCACCCTTGCCGTTGCGGATGATCTGCGCATAGGCGTTTCCCCAAAGCAAAAGATGAGTCATCAGTGTTTCCCTGAACACGAATGAACTCATCTCCGGGTTCGGCTCGTCATGGAGCAGAAGGTATAATGGATGATCGAGCGCCTTTTCCTTGCCGCCGTCATCCTTGTAGCGGTACATATGGAGCGGAAGTCCCGCGATTGCCTCCGACAGGATACGCACACAGGCATACACCGCTGTCATCTGCATCGCGCTCCGCTCCGTCACCACCTTGCCGGACGAGCTGCCGCCCATGTAAAAGGCGTATCTCGAACCGACCGTGCTGTCGGTGGGCTTATCCCTTGACCGAAATAAACCGCTGAATATTCCCATATCTCATCACGCTCCTTCCTCATATAAACAAAATCCCACGGGAGTCATACACGCTCTCGTGAGATTCATTGCCGCACCGGATCGCCCGGTCGAGTGCCATGATGGTCGCAATCGCGCCATCGATCTTTTCTGTCGATTTTTCCTTGTCTGCCTTGATGTTTCCGGCTGGATCGGTACGGATGAAGATGTTGTCCATCATCCACCGCAGGACGGGATGCCCGCCGTGTGCGATCTTCTCCTCCAAAGTCAGCTTCATCAGTTCCTTGGTCGGCGGGGACATATCCTTAAATCCCTGTCCGAACGGAACGACCGTAAAGCCCATGCCCTCAAGGTTCTGCACCATCTGCACCGCTCCCCAGCGGTCAAATGCGATCTCGCGGATGTTGAACCGCTCTCCCAGCCGCTCGATAAATTTTTCAATATATCCGTAGTGAACAACATTGCCCTCCGTGGTCATCAGAAGTCCCTGCCGCTCCCACAGATCATAGGGAACATGGTCTCGCTTTACACGAAGGTCAACGGTCTCCTCCGGTATCCAGAAGAACGGAAGGATGCTGTATTTATCCTCCTCATCCTGCGGCGGGAACACCAGAACGAACGCCGTAATATCCGTTGTGGACGAGAGGTCAAGACCGCCGTAACAGACACGACCCTCCAGATCATCCTCGGAAACAGGGAACGCACAGGCATCCCACTTGTCCATCGGCATCCATCTGACCGACTGTTTCACCCATTGATTGAGTCTTAACTGCCGGAATGCGTTCTCCTCGCCAGGATTCTGCTGTGCGGAATCACACGCCGCTTTCACCTTGTCGATACCGACCGTGATGCCGAGAGAGGGATTTGCTTTCTTCCAGACCTCCGGGTCCGTCCAGTCCTCATCCTCCGCCGCACCGTAGATAACGGAATAGAAAGTCGGATCGACCTTCCGTCCTGCTTGGATGTCCAAGGCTTTCTGATGCACCTCATAGCAGATGGAATTCGTATCATTCCCGGCTGTGGTGATCAGAAAGTAAAGCGGCTGCATCCTTGCATCGCCGGAGCCCTGTAGCATGACATCAAACAGCTTTCTGTTCGGCTGCGTGTGCAGCTCATCAAAAATAACGCCGTGGGTATTGAAACCGTGCTTGTTTGCCACATCAGCCGACAGCACCTGGTAGGAACTGTTGGTTGGCAGATAGGTTATCTTTTTCTGCGACTCCAGTATCTTCACGCGCTTGGCAAGTGCCGGGCAGAACCGCACCATATCCACAGCCACATCAAAGACGATCTTTGCCTGGTTCCTGTCGGCGGCACAGCCGTACACCTCGGCGCGTTCTTCGCCGTCTCCGCAGAGGAGAAGGAGTGCCACCGCCGCCGCAAGCTCGCTCTTGCCCTGTTTCTTCGGTATCTCGATGTATGCCGTGTTGAACTGGCGGTAACCATTGGGCTTCAAGATACCAAAAAGGTCACGGATGATCTGCTCCTGCCAGTCGATCAGTTCAAAGGGCTTTCCCGCCCATGTGCCTTTGGTGTGGCAGAGCGACTCGATGAACATGACGGCATAATCCGCAGCCTCCTTGTCATAGCGGGAGGTCTTCGCCATAAGCTGTGTCGGTTTGTATTTCTTCAGTTTTCTCGTAATGCTCACCTCCCGAATGGCATAAAAAATGACCTGCCAATGGCAAGCCGTCCATAAATCTATCTGTACGAGAGACAGAGCCTTCCGGCTCGTCCCTTTGGTTATTCGTTTTTCTGTATCTTACTGCTGCATCGCCCAGGCAATCGCGTGGCCATCATCCTCGAACTCGACCTCGCTTGCCGCATAAAGCCCGATGGTGCTTTCGCAGTCGTGCCTGCCGTCCTCAAGGTACTCGTAAACCGCTCCGAAGTAGGAAGGCTTGTTCTGCCCGTTGTAGTAATACCCAGCAAGAAGCACCTTGTCTCCAAAGTTCAGCACCTTGCTCCAGCGGCATTCCAAGTCCTCTGGCGTGGTGGGGTTCGGCAGTCTGTAGGTTCTCATTGCATCGTTAATTGTCATGGTCTTTGTCCTCCGTTTGCTTTGTTTTCCCTTTCGGTATGTACATATATCACTCTGAACGGCAATAATAGCAAGTCATTTCTGTAAAAATCCGATCTATAATCTACACAAATATCCGAAGGGGAAATTGTGTGGTTTACACCCTCAGTTCACGCTGAACCGGATGCCCATGACCTCGGTCGGCTCCTCATCGCCCCAGCGGTCTTCGTGCCGAGTGATGGTGCAAAGCCCGTCCATCGTGCAACCTTCTGCGGCAAAGGCGTGGAGGTTCTCCATCACCGCTGTGGACTGGTTGGTGTAAACAAAGGTCTGAATGCCCGCCCTGCGGAGCGTGTCGATGAAGTCGTGTACTTCCTTTTCCCAAAGGAAATCGTCCATCTCGACCTCGTCCTCCTTGCGGCTGATGCTGCCTGCCCATGCGCGGTAGGCTTTGCTTGCACCCTGTGGGAAGGGGAAAACCGCAGCCTTGTCCTCTTCGTACCAGGCTTTCAGTTCCTCGCTGTCCCAGCCGAGGGTGTCGATGATCTGCTGCTTGCGGTTCTTCCGTTCGACCTGTGCCTCTTCCCATGCGTAGCCGATGCGCTTCATCTCTTCAAAATAGCTGTTGTTCGTGTTCATCATGGTGGTTATCCTCCGTTCGTTTTGGTATGTACATATATCACTCTGAACGACGATAATAGCAAGCTATTTCTGTAGATTTCCAAGGCATAATCTACACAAATATCCACCGCAGGAATTGTGTATATTACTCCTGCGTGTGACGGTGGATCGTCTCGATGATCTGTTCCTGCTCCTCGGCATCCACGCCGATGGACTGGAGCGCCTGTCTTGTTCCGCAGTCCGGGCAGATGAGCGTTTTGTTATCCGTTCTCGAAAGGGCCGGAGCGCCGTGGTAGTTCTTTCCGCACAGCGGGCAGACCGCCATCCTTATCACATTATCCTTCATGGCCGCATACCTCCCTGCATTTATCGTAAGCATCGATCAGAATGTTCTTGTCGAAGTAAAAGGTGTCGTATCCCTCAAGGCAAGTCCTCATGTAGAAATTGCTCGGAACACCGATGGGACGCTCCTCGTGCATGATGTAGGCGAACGCCGTCACCGTCCTGCGCTTTCCCGTTCGGATGCCCTTGTACTTCAGCTTGATGTCCTTCTTGTAGTAGAAGGTGGGAAACCCCTCGTAGCGGTCAAGAGCCGCCTCGTCCGATTCCGTCACTTCCCAGATCACCACGGGAACCGTGCCGCCTTCGCATTCCTCAATCGTGAGGTAGGAGCCTGTCTTGCTTCCCTTGAAAAGCAGCTCCCAGCCCGTAAGGTTCGCCGTTCCGAGGATCGTGGCGCGTGGGCAGCGCATCCGCATCTGCGGAACGTTGAGGTTGCTGCCGTAAGCGATGTAGTATCTCTTTGCCATAGTCGTTACCGTCCTTTCTGAAGGACTTAGGTTACTTGTCCTTCTACCACCTTAAGACCGCCGAAGCGGTCAGAAGGCAGGGCATTTAACCTAAGTCCTTCAAGCGGCGGCTCTGCCGTGCCTGAATGCCGTGTCCCCGGAAAGGTTGCGGGTAAGGAAGTCCCTCGCCGTTGCGAATTCCTCTCCTATGAATCCGAGGCGGAGAAGCCAGGTTCTCATGGCGTATTTCGGATTCTCGTTCTGCTGCGGTTTCGGGCTTGCCGTCCGCACGTCCTTTGCCATCTGGCTGAGTGCGAGGCAAAGCTGAATGTAGCTCTTCAGCTGTCCTGCATGGATGCCGCCCTTGCGCTCCGCTGTCGGCTCATCGAACTGGAAGAGCCGGAACTCGATGGTGCCCTTCGTGAAGGTCGCATGGTAGTTGAGCATATGGTAGCGGCTGTCGTTGTAGTGCTGCGTCCTGCCGTAGCTCGCTCCCTGCGAGGTATACCAGATGTCCGCAAGCTGGCTCATGGTCTTAGGCTTCTTGCGGTTGACCGCCTGCAGGAAGTTCGGGTCCACCGTGCGGCAGTATCTGTCCATGCGGTAGCGGTCGAGCTTCAAAGCCTCGGCGATCAGACTCTCATGGCTTGCCATGATGTTTGCGAGGTTGCGGAGCGTCTGCGGCGTGTGACCGTTCGCTCCGATGTGGATGTGGACTCCGCAGCCCCGGCTGGCATCGCTCTTTGCGCCTGCGTGTCGAAGCTGTCTGCAAAGTTCCTGAAGGGTTTCGATATCGCCGTAGGTAAGGATCGGCGTGACCATCTCACATTTTTCATCGTCCGGTCCGCTGATGGAAACGTCCCTCTGGAATTTCCACTCGCGACCTTCGCTGTCCCAAGCCGACCAGGTGTAGTACCCGTTGCGGCTTGCTGTGTTCTCGTATCTGCCTGTTCCGAAGAAGTCGGCGGCAATCTTCGCTGCCTTGCTCCTCTTGATGCTGTTCATCTCGACCTCGACCCCGATGGTCTGGTTCTTCATCTCGGTAATCTGTCTC